CTGGTTTTGTTTGCACTGTGGTTGCCACTGATTCTCCGACCGCGACGGGTGATGTTGCACATGGTTTTGTTGGCGCAGTGGTTCCTACTATCTCCGTTGCTTTGTCCGGGGTTTCTGCGGCGGGTTTTGTTGGCACGGTTGCTTCGGAATCGTCTCACGCCCTATCTGGTAGAGCAGCTTCTGGTTTTGTTGGGGCAGTGGCTCCGGCGGTCTCCCCAGAGTTGGTAGGTATCTTTGCCCAAGGCGATGTTGGTACGCCATCTGCAAGCAGTACGGTGGGATTGACGGGGGTGTCTTCGAGCGGTTTTGTCGGGGCTGTGTATCCGGGCAAGGCGGCTCCAGCAATCGGAGATGCGGCATCGGGCTATGTTGGCTCGGTCGGTAAAACAATTTCGGTTGCACTAACGGGCATTTCTGCTAAAGGATACGTAGGAACCACCAAGGCTGTTTACTGGACAACCATCATCGACAACCAAACACCGAACTGGCAAAATATAACGGATACGCAAAGCGCAGGCTGGTCGATAATTGACGATGCTGAAACCGCTGACTGGCAAGTCCTTGCGACAGTGGACTACTAAGGAATAAACATGGCATTGGTACTAGCAGATCGCGTAAGGGAAACGACCACAACAACGGGTACGGGTACAGTGACTTTGCTCGGCGCGTTTACCGGGTTTCAGTCCTTTGCCGTCATTGGCAACGGCAACTCTACGTACTACACAATTGCAGATCAAGGCGGCGCTAACTGGGAAGTTGGCATTGGCACCTACACGTCATCGGGAACCACACTGGCCCGTACAACGGTGTTGTCTTCTAGCAACGCTGGCTCGTTGGTTAACTTCCCAGCAGGTGTCAAGGATGTGTTTGTTACATATCCGTCAGAGCGCTCGGTCAACTTGGACTCAGCAGCCACCGAAGCACGCGCACCTCAATTTAACGCAACCAACGGTTTGCTTGTGAACTGCATGACTGTGTCGGCAAACTACACCGTCGCGGTGGGTGATAGCGCAATGAGTGTCGGCCCGATCACGATCAACTCGGGCGTTTCAGTAACAGTATCTAGCGGTTCTCGTTGGGTTGTCATTTAAAGAACAAGGCATTAGAATGTGCAAAGCTAGGAGTAAACCGTGACCACAGCATATACCTCATTGTTGGGACTTGCACTACCCGTTACCGGTGAGTTATCTGGTACGTGGGGCAACACCGTCAACAATTCCATCACGCAGCTCACTGAAGAGTCTATTGCGGGTGTGTCAACACAGAGCGTTACTTCGGCAGACTGGACACTGACCACAACCGGTTCGGGTCTGAGCAACCAAGCACGTACAGCCATTTTGATCCCCACGGGCACTCCCGGGGTCAGCCGCAACATCATTGCTCCCTCGTCCAGCAAAGCGTATGTGGTGATTAACCAGTCCAACGCGCAAGTGATCTTGAAGGGCTCGGCTACAACCGGTGTGATTATCCCCGGCGGGTCAACGCTCATGTGCGCATGGAACGGCACAGACTTTATTGCAGTCACGGCGCTTACTCTGTCATCTGGTACAACCGCACAACGCCCATCCACAGCAGCCACCGGTATGCTGCGGTACAACTCCACATTGGCCCAGTTTGAAGGTTATGATGGCGCGAGTTGGGGCGGCATTGGCGGTGCACAAGCAGGCGGGGTTATTCAGACCAACAAGACTGAAGTGACCATTGATTACACTCTCCCAGCGGGCAGCAACGGCTTCTCGGTTGGCCCCATTACCATCGACTCTGGTGTTAGCGTAACTGTTACGTCCGGCCAAGTCTGGGTGATTATTTAAGGAAAACGCATGTCAACGATAAGCGCATCAACAACCAGCACTACCGCATATAAAGTTACTGCGGACACCACAGGCACTCTTGTATTCCAAACAGGTGCTACGCCGACTACGGCAATGACTTTGGGTGCAGACCAGAGCGTTACGTTTGCAGGTACACCAACATACACGGGCGGCACAGCAAACGGTGTTGCCTATCTCAACGGTTCCAAGGTGCTTACTACTGGTAGTGCGTTGGTCTTTGATGGTACGAACTTGGGTATTGGGACGAGTTCTCCAAGTTCAAAATTAACCGTTAACGGAAATGCGGCGGTTCTTGGTGGAAATAAATTGTATTTGTGGAACGCAGCAAACAATTCGGCTCCATACATTGCAAATAACGGGTCAATTTCGTTTTACAACACATCCGATGTTTTGGGAATGTCTCTTGATGGTTCAGGCAACCTAGGCTTGGGAGTTACTCCTAGTGCGTGGGGGTCAACCAATAAGGCTATTGATTTAGGAACTTATGCTTCGTTTGGATACAGAGCATCAAACGGTCTTACAGTTGTTGCGGGGAATCTTTACATCAACGCATCTGACCAATTTATTTTAAAAACAACCAACCCTGCGGCGCTTTACCAAATGGGTGCTACTGGTGAGCATTATTGGTACAACTCTCCGTCTGGAACTGCTGGAAGTGTTGCCACAGTAAATAGATTAATGACGCTTGATGGCAGCGGTAACTTGCTGGTGGGACGTACAAGCGCAGGAAGCCGCTCTGCAAAAGTTTCTATCGCAGCAAACAGTGCAAATAATGACGGTCTTTTTATTGATGGATGGGGTGCGGGAATAGCTGTTGCATTAACACTTAGTACAGCCGTTTCTTCCTCATCAACCGCTGTTGCATTTAACTATTCTGGTACAGAAGTTGGTTCAATAAAAACCACCAGCACTGCAACATCTTATATAACTTCTTCTGACTATCGCCTAAAAAACAAGATTGCACCAATGACAGGCGCATTGGCTAAAGTAACTGCGCTCAAACCTGTGACTTACAAGTGGAATTTGGATGATTCTGAGGGTGAAGGTTTCATTGCCCATGAGCTTGCTGAAGTTTGTCCTTATGCCGTTACTGGTGAAAAAGATGCAGTAGACGATGAAGGTAAACCAGTATATCAAGGTATTGATACCAGCTTCTTAGTGGCTACTTTGACCGCCGCCATCCAAGAACAACAAGCCATCATCCAACAACTACAAGCTGACGTAGCAACCCTCAAAGGAGCCGCATAATGGCCTCAACAATCACAGCCGACAACGGCTCAGTATCAGGTAGCGCTGGCATCAAGTCTAGCGCCGATAGTTCTGGTGTTTTAGCTCTTGCTACAGGTTCAGGTACTACTGCTGTAACGATTGATGCAAGTCAGAACATGGGCTTGGGTGTTACTCCTAGTGCGTGGACAGCAACAAAAGCACTTCAAATTGGGCAAGGTGCTGCTGTTTATGGCGGTACAGGTCAAAACGGTGCATATATTTCATCCAATGCCTACTACGGTTCTGGATGGACTTATATTGGCACAGGCTACGCAACTAAATACGAGCAAAGCGAATCCAACTCTGGCGCTCATAAATGGTGGATTGCCCCATCAGGCACAGCAGGTAACGCCATCACCTTCACCCAAGCTATGACGCTTGATGCTAGTGGGAATTTGGGTATTGGTACTACAAGTCCAGACGGTAAGTTTGTTGTTCTTGGGACAGCAGGTTCAAACCCTTACAGCCACTTTAAAGATGCAAACGGTGCAGACTTCTTTATTCAAGCCGTAGGTAACTCAGATTGCCGAACAGGTACAGCCTCAAACCATCCTTGGCTAATGTTTACCAACAACTCAGAAAAAGCCCGTATAGACTCCAGCGGTAACTTGCAGGTGGGGACTACGGGGCAACTATCCAATGAGCGTTTTGCAGTTGTTTCAGGGGGAACTACTCAAACAGCATACTTTAAAGGCACTAGCGGAGCAACAGATACAACAATTAATGTTTGGAACGCAACAACAACAGGAGATGCAAAATTTATTCAGTTTATTACTGAAGCATCCCCAACATTACGTGGCTCCATTACTTATAACCGCGCTGGGGGATTAACAGCATACAACGTAACGTCTGACTACCGCGCAAAAGACATCATTGGCCCTGTTTCTGACAGCGGTACATTAATTGATTCCGTGCCTGTTTACATGGGTAAGATGCACGGCGCTGAAATTGAACGTCCAATGTTCATTGCTCACGAAACGCCTTCTTATGCTCATACTGGCGAAAAAGATGCCGTAGATCAAGAAGGAAACCCCGTGCTGCAACAAATGGACCCATCGGCTCTTGTACCTGTTTTGTGGGCAGAAGTCCAATCCCTCCGCAAACGCCTCGCAGCCCTTGAATCTAAATAAGGAAACATCATGACAACATATCTCTGGACAATTCCACAAATGGACCGCCTCACTTCTGACGGTTTTGTATTTACAGCGCATTACAACGTCACAGCAACAGACGACACCTACAGCGCCAGCACATACGGCACAACATCTTTTACTCAAGTTGAAGGTGAGACATACGTGCCTTACGCTGATTTGACTGAAGCTCAAGTTGTTGGTTGGGTGCAAAACGCAATCGGCAAAGACACAGTTGAGACAAGTCTGCAAAACCAGATTGATCTGCAAAAGAATCCAGTGCAAGCCGCTGGTGTGCCTTGGGCAACACAGGAGTAAGTTATGACCGTCACCATTAACGGAACAAGCGGCATCACCGCGCCAGGCACTGAAACCTTTGGTGACGGTACGGCCCTAGGTGGAGCTACAAACCCTATTGTCTCAATGGCAAAGGGTGCGAACAACTACGTTCAAGGCTACATCGTCAACAACACTGATGCCGCCAACTCTTCTGCTGATCTTGTTTGCTACCCTTCAAACGGTACAGACAGTTCTGGTTGGATTGACATGGGTATTACTGGCCCTACGTTTTCCCAAGCTGCTTACGGCATTACAGGGCAAAACGAAGGCTACATCTTTATGTCTGCGCCTAGCGGTGCATCTAAGACTGGTAACTTGGTTTTAGCTACTGACAGCACTGGCACACAGAACGCTATTAAGTTTGCCACTGGCGGCTTTGGCTCTACTACTGAGCGTATGCGTTTGGATGCTAGTGGGAATTTGGGTGTTGGTACTACAAGTCCTCAATCTAGGCTGCACGTAAACACACCGACAATTAGTTCGGCAACTTTGCGAGAGCTTATTGTTGAATCTCAGTCTACAGGCGCTGGAAATACTTTAGGGTCTTTGGTTGGCGTAACTTTTTCACAGTCAAGCACTGCTTATGCTGGAGGTGGTTTATTAAGAACTTCTGGCGTCTATGGCGTAAGCACTGACAATAGCAACTTTTCAAGAAGTTTAGGTTTAGCTTTTTATACAAGCGCCCAAGATAGTGCAGCCGTAGAACGTGCCCGTATAGACTCTAGCGGTAACTTGCTGGTGGGAAAAACAGCTTCTCTTGCCTCATCTGTTGGAATTGAAAACAGACCTGATGGTCAAATTTATGCAGGAATGGCAGGTTCTACTGGTGCAGCAACTACGCTTAATGTGTATTCAACTGGCGCAGCAGCATATCGTTTTTATGTAGGGATGGATGGGCGTGTAAATGCAACACTAACAACAATCTCTGCTATTTCAGACGAGCGTTTAAAAGAAAACATTCGCGATTTAGATTTGGGTTTGACTGATATTCTTGCTTTGAAGCCTCGCCGATACGATTGGAAAGAAGGTAAAGGAGCAGACATTAAAAATGCTGTTGGCTTTATAGCTCAAGAATTTGAAACTGTTTTCCCAACTTCTGTTGGCTCTTCTAAAGCTGGCGAAGACGGCATCGAGTACAAGAACATCTGCCATGAGGAATTGATCCCTACTTTGGTAAAAGCCATCCAAGAACAACAAGCTATCATTGAATCCCTTACAACCCGCATCACAGCATTGGAAAAAGCATGATTAAACTCGAACTCTCTATTGACGCCGTTAACTTCATCCTTCAGGTCCTTGGCGAACTGCCAACAAAGTCTGGCGCTTTCCCCTTGGTAATGGAAATCAAAAACCAAGCCGACCCGCAAGTGCCTAAAGAAGAATCCAAGGCGGAGTAAACCATTGATCCAATCAGTCTTCTCATGCTGGCTCAAGGCGCAGTTGCGGCTATCCGCACTGGCTGTCAAATGCTGTCAGAAGGGAAGGCTGATCTTGATAAGTTCAAAAAGACAGTTGAGGAAGGCATCGGCGACGCTAAAGAGATATTTAAAGAAGTAACTGGACTTTGGGGGTGGCTTCAGGGTTTGTTATCTGGGGCAAAAAAGAATAAAGAATCAACACCAGAGCCGCTTGGCGAGGTGGTGACAGAACCCAAAAAGAGAACAAAGCGCCAACCAGAGCTGACTTACGAAGAGTTTCAAGCACAAGCAGTCCACGAAATATGCGAGAACATGAAAGTGTATTTTGAAGCCATCCGAGGTTTGCAAATGCACTGTCAAGAACTGATAACCGACTCGGCAACCACCGAGAATGTTGCGTCTGCTGCGATTGACCGCATTGAGATTGAGTGGCAGCTAAAGCAGATGTCAACGCAAGTGAGAGAAGCGATGGTGTACACACCGGAGCACTTGGGGTTACAAGACTTGTACGCTCGGTTCAACCGGATGTACGAACAGATTTTGGAAGAGCAGGAGTTTGCCCGTGATGTAGCGGCCAAGAAAGAACGAGACACAGCATGGCAACGCGAATACCGCAACGAAGTGTTCAAAGCCAAGCTGGTGTACGCAGTAGCGGTGGTGATCGGTCTGCTGGAGATAATGGGGTTGTATTTCACTCTATGAGCGAATTCACACGTTGGGTTGTCATCGTCTCACTCATCATTATTGGTTTGATGGGGCTGTCGTTTTTGGCGGTGTATCAAGCCAAGCAGCTAAAAAAGACAGAGGCTGTTTTGATGCGCGCGGAAGAGCGGGACAAGAAATTGCAGAAACTTTTAAAGGAAAAGGAAAAGGACGATGAATGATCTACTCAATCTGCTTAAGGGTTTTGCGCCCACTCTCGCAACTGCTGTTGCTGGGCCTCTTGGGGGCGCTGCTATTAGCGCCATTGCTGCTAAGTTTGGTGTCGGAGAAAGTGTGGAGGAAGTGGCTAAAGCCATTGCAGGAGACCCCGCAGCCGCAGCCAAACTTCAAGAGCTAGAACTCGAATACGCCAAGCTCGATGCCGCCGACCGCGACTCAGCACGCAAGCGTGAGTTGGAAATTGCCACAAGCGCCAGCGCTCCTTGGTACAGCAAAGTGGTCACCCCCGTCCTAGCTATTGGCATGTTCGTGCTTTGGGCGGCAGTCAACATTTTGCTTTTGAACCATAGCATCCCCGATGGTATGCGCGAGATCGTGATCCGTATGCTGGGTAGTTTGGATGCGGCCACCATGCTGATCCTGTCTTACTATTTTGGTAACTCACATAAACACTGAGGTATAATTTGTGGATGACAAAAAATAACATCTTGTCCACAAACTTAATCTTCAACGCTGTACAGGATGCCATATCGAAGAAAAAAGATACGGCAGCTAGTATTTTTGAAAACCCAGAAAACTCTCGAAAGTACAAGTGTTGCGTTGAAAATTGCTCTCGAAATGCGTACGCGAAAAATTATTGCAATGCGCACTATCTTAGGCATCGAGCGGGAAAAAGTTTAGACGTCGCAGTACGGGCACGAAAAAGAGAAGATGCTTGTTCGGTATGCAACGAAAAAACGGGGGCAAAAGGCGGATGGGGGATGTGCCCGAAGCACTACAAAACAGCTCGCCAAAAAGCAATCAAGGAATGTTTAGTTGCGTTTTTTGGGGGAAAGTGCAAAAAATGTTTGGGGGTGTTTCCAACGGAGGTTTATGATTTCCATCATCTTGAACAAAAAGATGAAAGCCCAAGCCATGCAATAGCAAGTCTTTCGGTTGAAAAGATCGCTGCTGAGATAGGCAAATGCACACTGTTGTGCGCCAACTGTCATAGGATTGAACATGCAAGAGAATTTTGAAAAATGTTTTAGCTCCGTTATAAAGTCAGAAGGTGGCTATGTTTTTGACAAAGATGACGCAGGTGGTGAGACGAACCTTGGGGTTACTAAAGCTGCTTGGGCTTCTTATCTTGGCCGCGCTATTCAGGATGGCGAGATGAAGGCATTGACGGTTGACGTGGTCAAGCCGTTCTACAAAAAGATGTACTGGGACAAGATGCACTGCGATGACTTGCCCAAGGGTCTCGACTACGCGGCGTTTGATTTTGCTGTGAACGCTGGTGTTGGCCAGTCGTCAAAATTCATTCAACGCAGTGTTGGTGCAAAGGATGACGGCGCTATTGGACCTGCGACTCTGGCAGCGGTGGCGAAAGCTGACCCTCGGATGTTGTTGCTTGGGTTCACAAACCAGAAGGTTTTGTTTTATCGCGGCTTGGTTGAGAAGAACGCCACCCAAGAGAAATTTCTCAAAGGCTGGCTGGCGCGTGCTACAGAGGTTGAAAACAAAGCGATGACAATGCTGGCTTGATACCGTAGCCTTTTGATGGGAAAATGCCGCCATGCCCTTACAGAAAATACAACTCAAGCCCGGTGTAAACCGAGAAAACACTCGTTACACCAATGAAGGCGGCTATTATGAGTCGGACAAAGTTCGCTTTCGTCAGGGCACGCCCGAGAAAATTGGGGGCTGGGCGCGTATCTCGTCGGCATCTTTTCTAGGCATCTGCCGTTCACTGTGGAATTGGATTACGCTGAATTCGCTCAACTACTTGGGCGTCGGCACAAGTTTGAAGTTCTATATTGAAAGCGGCGGTGCTTATAACGACGTCACCCCACTGCGTGCAACCAACACGCTGGTCAATAAGTTCACCACGAACACGGCCACAAACACGGGCACGACAACTACAGTTTCTGTAGAAGATACAAATGGCGGCTTCATCAACAATGACTACGTAACGATCTACGCTGCGGGTGCAGCCTCTGTGACTTTTAACGGGATTACCCTGACAACGGGCACCGAGTACCAGATCACCTATGTAGACCCCACGCATTACACAATTGTGGTAACGGGCACTGCGACTTCAAGCTCGGCGGGCGGCGGAACAATTTATGCGTCTTACCAAGTAAACACGGGTCCTTCTTATGCTGTTCCTTTGACTGGCTGGGGCGCGGGTGCATGGGGCTCAGGCTCGTGGGGTTTGGGTAGTGCGTTAACCGACGCACTGCGTATATGGAACCAAATCAACTGGGGGCAAAACCTGTTGTACGGGCCTCGCGGTGGGCCTCTCTATTACTGGGACAGTACGCTGGGTGTAACCGGGCAGCAGGTAACCATGACCATTGCTTCCCCTTGTGTGCTGACAACATCGGTGACATTTGCGGATAACACACCAATCACCTTCTCAACAAATGGATGGTTGCCGACTGGCTTGCTGCCCGGCGTTACGTATTACCTCAAGTATTTAACCCCGACCACGTACAACATCTCTGCTACATCTGGCGGGGCGGCGATCAACACCAGCGGCACACAAAGCGGCACACAGAAGATTTCCCAGCGCGGTGTCTTGTTGTCTACTTTGCCCGGCTCTGACGGATACGCGCCCCTGTACCAGAACACCTTTACGGTGTCGGACGCCAGTCGGTTTGTGATTGTGTTTGGCACGAATGACTACAACAGCACGGTGCTGGACCCCATGCTCATCCGCTGGTCGGACCAAGAATCATTGACTACGTGGTATCCAGCAATCACCAACCAAGCGGGTAGCGTGCGGTTGTCTCATGGCTCTAAGATTGTCACTACGCTGCAAAGCCGACAAGAAATTGTGATCTGGACAGACCAAGCGCTGTACTCGTTGCAGTACCTCGGACCTCCTTACGTGTGGAGCACACAGCTGCTCGCCGACAACGTCTCGATTGCAGGACCTAATGCAGCGGCAATGGCCTCGGGCGTTACGTATTGGATGGGCGTGGACAAGTTCTACAAATACGACGGTCGGGTTCAGACTTTGCGCTGCGACTTGCGCCAGTTTATTTACGACGACATTAACGCTCAGCAGTTTGACCAAGTGTTTGCAAGTACCAACGAAGGCTTTAACGAAGTTTGGTTCTTCTACTGCTCTAAAAATTCAATCACTGTTGACCGCTATGTTGTGTATAACTATTTTGAAGACATCTGGTACTACGGCACTATGGCGCGTACGGCTTGGTTGGATACCGGCTTGCGCAACTATCCACTGGCTGCGACATACAGCAACAACATCGTGAACCAAGAGTTTGGCGTTGACGACGGCGAGAACGATACCGTGATACCAATTGTGGCTTCCATCACGTCGTCTCAGTTTGATATTGGGGACGGCCACAACTTTGCCTTTGTGTACCGCCTGATTCCAGACCTGACATTCCGTGGGTCCACAAGTGGTACGACACCGCAAGTGACGATGTATTTGCAAGGGCTAACTAGCTCTGGCTCAGGCGTGACTCAATCGGGGAACGCAAACGTGGTCAATACAGGCCCAGCACCGTCAGTCATCAACGTGGATCAATTCACCGGCCAACTCTACATTCGAGTGCGCGGTCGTCAGATGCAGATGCAGATTACTTCCAACACTCTTGGCGTGCAGTGGCAGCTTGGCTCCCCACGAATTGATATTCGTCCTGATGGGCGCAGGTAATATGTACATTATTACGTCGGATACCAAGCTCAACCGGGTGGTGTCCCCACGCTTGCCTGCGGCTACGCCTGAGTATGAAGAGCGCTACATTAACCAGCTCAACAACGTGCTGCGGTTGTACTTCAACCAGCTCGACAACATCTTAGGGCAGCTCTCGACGGGGAGCGGCATAATTCCTGCGCTTACTGTATACACAGTGGCGACGTTACCAAGTGCGGCAACAAGCGGTGTGGGGGCTAGGGGGTTTGTGTCTGACGCAACAGCAACAACCTTTGCGTCTACTGTAGTTGGTGGTGGGGCAAACAAAGTACCCGTGTACTCAGACGGAACGAACTGGAAGATAGGCTGATTGTGCCTAAGACCCACTCATGATAAACTCAATTAACCCCCAATCTACGAGGTTTTTCGTATGAAAACAAGCTATTCCCGCCGCGAACTGTATGCCCTTGGCGAACCTATTGGGGACTCCTCAACCTATGAAATCGCTGGCCGACGTGTTTGCGGCGGGGGTGGCGGCGGGTTTTTGGGCGACATTGCAAACGGGGTAAGCGACGCGATTTCTGGCGTCGGCGATATTGGGCAAGGTGCGATTAACGCAGTAAACGATGCAGGAGAAGGACTCGATCAAACGGTGCGCAGCACACTCCCCGGCGGTTGGGCTACAGCTGCTTTGCTAGCTGGTGGTGCTGGTGGCCTTGATGGTTTACTCAGTTCTGCGGGAACTGGTACAAGCGAAGCGCTTTCTGGGCTTGACTTAGGTGGTGCTGGCGCTAGCCCTGCTTCTTGGCTCAACGGTTCGGGTGCTGCGGGTGCGGGTGCTGGTATCGGAGCAGGGGCAGGGGCCGACGGTTATCTTTCCGGTATTGACTTAGGTGGTGCTGGCGGAAGCCCCGCGACTATGGGCGGTGCTGGTGCTGCGGGTGCTGGTGCAGGGGGCGAAGGCCTTTCCGGTATTGACTTAGGTGGTGCTGGCGGAAGCCCGGGAACTATGGGTGGTTCCTATGCAGATGCTATCGGTGCCGACAACATTGATGTTGGAGGCGGGTACAACCCGGCTACAGGTATGGGCGATGCAGCTACGGCTGCGGGCGCTGCTGCAACCGGTTTAACTTCTAGCGCTGGAACTGCGTATGGATTACCTGCTGGTGGTTTGGCTAGTTTAGTCGGCAAAGGTTCTGGGTCTGATTCTGGTGGCCTAAGTCTTGGCGGTGGCCTCCTTGGCGCTGCGGGTTTAGCTGGGCTGTTGAGCATGTTGCAGTCTGATAGCTCTCGCTACGGTGTGCCCGGACGCCAAGACAATGCTGGCCCTATGAGCCAATTCAAATACAACCCAGCTTCGTTCTCGGCTAACCGTCCTGACCCATCAATGTTCCGCGCTCAAGGAGTGCCGACTGCAAAGATTGGTTACGCTTCTGGTGGTGGCATTTCTACGCTTGGCGGTTACTCTGATGGTGGTCGTCTGTTGAAAGGACCCGGCGATGGTATGTCCGACAATATCCCTGCGAAGATTGGGCACAAGCAACCAGCCCGGCTGGCTGATGGCGAGTTTGTGGTTCCTGCTGATGTTGTGTCTCATCTTGGTAATGGCTCCACGGATGCTGGCGCAAAACAGTTGTACAAAATGATGGACAAGATTCGTGCAGCAAGGACTGGGCGCAAGGCGCAAGGTAAGCAAATCAACCCAGATAAGTTTCTGCCGAAATGAGTTTGACGCTTAAATCTATCCCAGCGAAGTACGTTACGATGCTCTGGCCGCAGATGGAGCCACACATTGCCGACGCGCTTGAAAAAGCTGAGGTTACGGAATACGACGTCGGCCACGTCAAAGAGTTTTTAGAACGTGGGCAGTGGCTGGCGGTTGGGTTTTTTAACGATGAAGACGAGATGCACGGGGCGCTGACAATTAGCTTTGTCGGCTACCCAAATGAGCGAGTAGCGTTTGTGACGGCAATCGGTGGTCGGTTGCTTACAGACGATGAAAACTGGGATCAGTTAAAGAACATTTGTCGTGCCCATGGCGCGGACAAGTTGCAAGCATATTCAAGGGAATCTGTAGCACGTCTATGGAAGCGTTTGGGCTTCGAGAACCGTGCCATTTTGGTGGAAGCAAAATTATGAAAACTCAATTCTCACGCCGTGAACTCTACTCCCTTGGTGAACCTTTGGGGGAAAGCGCAACCCATGCTGTAGCTGGCCGACGCATTTATGGCGGTGGTGGCGGCGGTGGTGGCCCGATTCAAACACTCCCAGCTCAGATTGGCCCGACTAATCCTATTCAAAGCGGCGGCTCCAACACCTCTTTCTCCAACACATCATCCACGCCGCAAACTCCTTCCGGGGTTAACCCAATGTCGCAGACAGATACCCAACAAGGTATCGCTGGGTACGCGCAGCCATACGTCAACTCCATGCTTGGAGCGACGATGCAGAATCTGTTTAACTACGACCAGAATGGCAATGCCACTGGCATGAAGCAGTACAACCCGTACAGCTATAACCCCGCCGACTACGTTGCTGGTTTCTCTCCATTGCAACAACAAGCCCAGAATGGCATCGCTGGGTTACAAGCGCCAGCGCAGGGACAGCAAGCAGCGGACTACGCAAACCGAGCTATCCAAGGTTTGATGGGCCAGCAGTACAACCCGCAAACTGGCGGGTACATGAGCGTTGACGGTGCGCAAACTAATGCAGCCAGTGCAGGTGGTGCACCAACAAATCAAGCAGCGCAATTCCAAGGTCCTGACAAGCTCGGCTACCAGAGCGTTAGCAACCAAGGACTCAACAACTACCAGATGGGGCCAGCGCAGCAAGTAGGCGCTCAGAACTTTGGTGGCCAGTCTGCTCAAGACTACATGAACCCATACATGCAGAACGTTGTTGATATCCAACAGCGCGAAGCGCAACGCCAAGCCGACATTGCTGGTACTCAACGCGGGGCTAACGCAGCCAAGTCGGGTGCGTTTGGTGGATCACGTCAAGCTATTATGGATGCTGAAGCTGCACGTAACTTGGCCACTCAGAAGGGTGACATCCAAGCCCAAGGCCTCAACAGCGCGTACACCAATGCGCAACAGCAATTCAATGCGGACCAAGCTCGCCAAATGGCAGCGCAGCAGTCAAACCAACAGGCTGGGCTCACTACGGGGCAAAACAACCTCAGCGCACTTCTGGGCGTGCAGAGCCTTGGTGCGGGTCAAAACTTGCAGTCACAACTCGCTAACCAGCAGGCGGGCATCCAAACCGGCCAAGCTAACCAGAACATGCAGTACAACACTGGGCTGCAAAATGCTCAGTTGGCGCAACAATCCGGCTTGGCAAATCAAGCACTGCAAGGTCAATACGGTCTGGCTAATGCTGGATACCAACAACAAGCTAACTTGCAAAACGCTCAACAACAACAGCAAGCTAACTTGGCAAACCAGTCGGCGAGTCAACAGGCTCAGAACTTGGCTGCGCAACAACAGCAGTTTGGTGCTAACTACGGTATGCAAGGTTTGCAGTCGGCTCTGTCTGGCGCTAATACGCTGGGTAACTTGGGCACAACGAACCTCAACAACCAGCTTGGTATCCTGAACGCTCAAAACGCCGCCGGTAACGCGCAGCAACAGCAACAGCAAAACATCATTAACCAAGGTGTGAGCAACTACAACACTGCGCAGCAATACCCAATGACGCAGCTCAACCAGATGAAAGGTATTTTGTCTGGCCTCCCAGTTGGGACTACATCTAGCCAGCAATACCAAGCTGCGCCGACTAACTTGCAAAATCTCTTGGCTCTTGGTATGGGCGGGGCGGGTATCTCGCAGTTGCTCGGCGGTGGCGGTTCTGGCGGCACGGGTGGCGGTGGACTTAATATTTCTAACTTGTTGAACCAAGGTGCAGGTGCGATTGGTTCCGGGTTATCTGGGATCGGTAGTGGTGTCAGTAATTGGTGGAATGGTTTGAATTTTGCCGAAGGCGGCCCAGTTAAGAGCTACGCTCAAGGCGGCGTCACGAGTGAAGATAACGTGCGCAGTATTGCTAACTTCTTGCCCACAGAGCAGCTGCCTAAGTCTTTCCAAATGGCTCAGGGCCGTGGGGACTTCAACGCGCAGGATGCGCTTCAGCAAGAAATGGCCGAGCGTGCTTCTCTCCAACGTGGTTTGGGCGGTGCGTTTAACCAACTCCCACAAGGCGCTCAACAAAATGTAATCCGTGCTGCTGGCGGTGGCGTCATTGCATTTGATGAAGGCGGGGACGTGCTTGCGGACAACACCAAGCGCGGGGGTAAGTTACAAGAAGAAGCCGCCCGTCAAGCGTTAGATTCAGCTCGCCAAGCTGGCGCACTTACCTATACCCCTAGCACTCCAGAAGAACAACGCGCATCCACTCAGGCGTATTACAACCAATTGGAATCCTTGGGGGGTCCTAACCCATACGACCCGATGAAAGAATCTTTGAAGGCGCGTCAAAACGCTATGGCAGAAAACATGAGCCAAGCTAAAGGTTTGGCTGCACTGCGGGCTATGAGTGGCATGTTGCAACCCGGCGGGGCTATGCGTGGTTTGGGTAACGCTGCTGGTTCTTTCGCCGACTCTATGGAAAAAGCACAGGCTGCGGAGCAAGCCGAGAAACGCGCTATCGAAGCGATGAATTTCAACTTGGCCGACGCACAGCGCAAAGAACGCATGGGTCTTACCAAAGATGCTATGGCTTCTACAGCGGCGGCAGAGAAAAACAAACTCGATGCGGTCAACGCAAAACGTGCCGCGCTTCAAGCACAAGGCACCATTCAATCCCATGTGGCGCAAGCTCTGCGCGAGAACAAAGGCACTGGCGCGGCTAAAGAACCAAAAATTGCGGAACAAAACTACGCAAACATTTTGGCTGACTTGAAAGCTACCTCTAAGCCAAACGAAGGGGAAACTCCAGCGCAGTTCAACGCCCGCCTTGCTCGTAAAGCGAGTGAGTTAGCAGTGGCGCAATCTAAAACTTCTGATTTTGGTCCGGGCCGTGCAGGTGCAGCGGCAGACACGCTCACTGCGGCTCAAAACCGTGACTTGTCCAAGCACATGACTTCCTTTATGGATTCAACTGCGTACAAAAAGGCGGAAAAAGCAGGTACCGCCGATGAGGTCTACAACGCTGAGCAGGCTCGCAAGCAACAGGAACTCATGGGCGGCATCAGACCTATCGTTATTAAAGCCAAGGGTGGTATTATTTCCCCCATCAAACTTGACTGAGGCCCGGTATGCCGATTTATGAATATCAAGGGCAACAATACGACATTGCTACCGAAGACCATGCTGCGGCAAAAGCAAAGATTCTGAGCTACCTTGATAAGCAGTCGGCACCCGCTAAGGCCGAACCCGCAACTGAGCCAACAGCCGAGCCAGCCAACAATCCTATGGGGGAAGACTTAGGCTCGGCCATCATGGCTGAAGCTGGGCCAAAAAAAGGTAAATCCATCTTTGAGCGTGGTGCAAAGATGGAACCGCCTACGGTGGATGCCCAAAAAAACTTGGAAGCTATGCGCCGTAGCGGTAGTCCTGAGTCGGTCATGTTTAATCCGGGCCGTCAGCTTGAAGCTGTGGATACTCAGATAGCTCGTGGCAAACTCCGCCAAGAAGCTGCCGCACAAAAGGCCGCTAAAAAAGCTGTGCAAGAACGTGCAACTCTTGAACAACGCAACGAAGCCGAGGGCTACAGCCCGACTGATTTAGCCAAAGATGTTGGCATTGGTCTGATTGGTAAAGGTGGCGCTGGATTGGCGCAGTCTATAGCTGGCCTCGGCGATATTGCTACCGGCTTTATCCCCGGTGACGAAAACATTAACCCCTTGCAGCTTGGCCAATGGGGCAAGATGATGGACAAGTTGGGCGTGGACTTTGACGCCTCCAACAAATTCCTTACTGGCTTGCAGTCCCCACGGATGCAGTTGCAGCTCGGCAACGTAGAAAAGGCTGAGGGGTTTTTCAACACCGTCAAAGAGTTGGGCGTAAACCCACTTGCGTTGATTGATACAGTCACTTCTTCCATCCCAAGTATTGTGGCGTCCGGCAAAGTCGGCGGGGAAGTCCTACGCTTGTGGGTTTCTAGAGCTGGAACTGAGGCTGCTGCAAAGGGGCTCACTGGTAAAGCCGCTGAAGAATACATCCGCAATCGTGCTCTGACTGCTGCTACTTTGGCTGCTCATGCTGCTGAAGGTACTTTGTCGGCTGGCTCTATTGCTGAAGAAGCTCGTTCCAAAGGTATGAGCTGGGAAGATTACGTTGCCCCTGCGGTAGCAGCTGGAGTTGGCACTGCGTTGATTGGTTACGGCGCAGGTAAGGTCGGCGCAAAACTGGGTATAGGCGACGTCGAGACTGACATCGCTGCGCGTACTGCTGGCATCAAAAGCATGGGTGTGACCCAAGGCCCAGCACTTGCGGGCTTCTTCAAAGAGATTGCCAAAGAAGGTTTTCTCGAAGAGATGCCTCAGTCGGCGCAGGAACAAATTTTTACCAACCTCGCAAAAGATCGTCCTTGGGATGAGGGGGTCGATAAAGCTGCTGCTCAAGGTTTGGTAGCTGGCTTGGCTACGGCTGGCGGTCATAACGCTGTTATGACGGCGTTGAAAGAAAACTCGGTCGAAGCTGCCCCCATGGGCACGCCGACTACGTCCGAACAAACACGTATTGAACCGACCCTTGAGTCCGAGGTACAACCTGCGCCCACTCAAACACCCCCAACACAGCCCACCCCCAGTGCAGAAGGAGCTCCGGATGTTGGACAACCTATCACCGAAGCAGGTGGAGTCAGCACGGAGCTGGCTGGACAGCCCGATCCAGTCGAGCCCCCCGGAGGAGTTTAAGTGCCTACAGCCGATGGAGTGGTTCCTGCTGGAGAGTATGTTGGAAGAGCTAAAGAACGAGAAGCAGCTCAGCCCCAAGCACTGACCTTCACAACTGCTAAAGGCAGTGGCTACGTTGTCGGAGAAGACGGCAAGACTTCGCGCACCAAGAACTCCAAAGGCCGTGGTCAAGGTACAACTTACGAGCCTCACATGGCAATGTACGTGCA